CATTAGTATATTGCTCCTCATTTCCATAGCCTGAGAGTTTGATACGACCTGTTAAGTCCCACCAATAATCATAGACAGTTTGAGTTCCATCTGGTTTCACTGTGTACTTTCTTAAATCGACAGTACCACCGTAGACTGGGGTAGGTGGTTGGATAACCATACCTAAACGCTCAATCTCTTCAGATAGTGCAGATGCTTTACCTTCTTTTGTAGGAATGCCTGAGATTTCAAACCCAAACTCTTGTGGTTTACTCAAAGCATACCCTAATAATGGGTCACGCTTTCTATCTAATGGGTCTGAAGGGTCTCTTAACCACGGGTAGGTCTTTTGAGCTTGCTTATTTAAGTAATCAAGGGTCTTTTCAGTCGGTGTGTCACCTACGCCCATGATTTCGTATAGCTCTTGCTCATTACCCGATAGACGGAATACTTCATCAACAAAACGAGCATAAGGCATTAATGAGCCAAACTTCTTGTCAACTACATTTCCAAGTGTACCTTGGTCACTCTGTATAGTTTGAATGATACTAGCTAAGTCGGTAATACCCTGAGTAGTAGGCATATCAATAAGTGCCTTCATTGTGGCACCTGCAATTTTAGCGTACTGCTCTAACTTAGTTTCACCATCTGCATATTTAAAACCATCAAATAGGTTAGCAACTACACGATAAGCTCTTGAGTAAGGGTCAAGCTTTCTAAAGCCAATCAATGAACCATCATCCAACTCCATAGAGTTAGGTAAATTAGCATCACTGTTTGCATTAGTCTTTTGACGGTCATAGTCCGTCATACCATCGCCCTGAAGTCTATCTTGAGAAGCCATATAGAACGCATGTACCCACATTAAGGTACCAATGTTCATAATGGTCTCAGCCCTAGCCCTTTCAGCAGGGTTATTGCTAGACAACATTCTCTTCAGCTCATTACTTGTATTTTGTAGACCTGGAGTTCTTTCTGCAAAATGAGACAACAAGTTTGCAGGGGTACGAACAAAAGGCATAATCTGACGAAGCCACGGGTGCTTGTTTACAGTTGCGCCTGTTGATTTACCTAACCTACCAAAGATGTCATCTTTAAAGTCATTTTGGAAAGTTGTAACACGAGCTTCTTCTAGAGCTGCTCTGATACGTGGGTCATCTGGTTTAACACCTTTACCGATTGAATCAATGTGGATGTTAAGTAAGTCTTGAGCTTCTTGACGAGCTTCTTGGATTAACCTTGGGTAATCTTTAATGCTCTTTGCTGTTTTAAGCTTCTGGTCAATAACAATTGACATCAACTTACCACGGAAAGCCATTTGCTTAATAAATTCATCCGTAGCAGCCATACCACGACCACCAATGAAACGATTAGCATTACCTAGCCAGTTAGAAGCGTAAGTGCCTAATCCTTCACCTTTCTGTGGGAGGAGTGACTTAGGGTTTGAAAAGTCAAAGTTACGATTACCAATAACAATTGAATCAGCCATCTCATCTACTGTACGAGCAGGGTCTAGCTGAGACATACCTTTGTTAAAGGCTTTTAATGAATATCTTAAAGCTCCAAAGATGTTAGCGTGTTCAGTCATTAACTGAATAACACCATTACGTAATTGAGCAGAGCCTTTACCTGTTAGGGCATTCTTTGCACCTGCTGCAATCTCAATACCACCTCTTTCGAGCATGTGAAGGTATGAGCCTCCAGTATTGATAAATAGTGTATTAAATGCACCAAGGATGTTATGAATCCAAAATTCGTTTAGTGCATCTACAGTTTTACCTTTCCACGTGCCACCTTTCTCGGAAGCTTTGGCTAGGTAGGCTGCCATATCATCTCGGTCAGCACCTAGTTTAGTAAGGTTCTCCATGACTTCTGCATAAGTCTTGGTATCCATTCTTTCACGCATTTTAGTAATTGCTAATGCACGACCTGCACGATTACTAACAGTCTCGGATAAGGCTACTGAGTCCTGTAGAGCCTGCATCCATTTGATTGCGTTAGGGTCATTTGCTTTCCAACCCTTCTGGAATTTGTTTATTGCAATAGCCTCCATCTGGTAGACTAAAGCATTGAAATGGTCACTCATGTTGGCGGGAATCTTGCCACCATCGTAAGTCTTCTTCATGTGGGAGATTAATCCCTCAAAAGTAGCATCTTCTACTTTGTAGCCTGTGTCTTGAAGCATCTTTAATGCTAAGTCACGGGATTCCTCGAATGTATAAGATTTACCAACGTCTGAGTTTCTTGTAATTCTGTTTTTAAATCCTTCGGCAATTTCATCGAAGAACTTATCTCTAGCTTGTTGACGAGCTGCACCAGTAACATTTGGGTCGCCTAGTGTTTGAGACCAATCAAGGATTGCATCAATTGTTTCTTTGTCTGTAGCTACTTCGTCTCCTACTTTAGCTGCATCATCTCCTACACCTGGTACCTTTGTTGTTGGAGTACCTTTCATACCTTTAATGGCAGCTCCAGAGCCTCCAAGTGTACCACCTAACGTACCACCAAATGCACCACCTATGGCTACATCTTTGACTGTTTCTGCTAGGTCAACACCATCACCAATACCTAATTCACCTGTAGCGTATTGACGACCTACTGACTGGGGTGCCGCCCATAAAGCACCTTGTTTTACACCTTGCCACGAGCCTTGTTTAATACCTGTAGCAATAAGTTGGCGAATACCTGCTTTAGCTGCTTGTTTAGCTGCAATACTACCTGCTGTCGCTGTACCACCTGTGAATAATCCTGCCCAGTTTGTTGGGTCAGCTCCACCTGCTTGTACAAAATCTACGAAAGCATCCCACTTACCATTCTCTTCATTGTAGAAAGGCATAGTGTTTTCCCAAGTACCCCACATAACCGCAAGAGCTTGGCGTTCATCTTCATTATAAAAATCACTACCTAACTCACCTGCTAATTTAGTAATTGAGAATAGGTTAGCGTCATAGAAGCGCATCTGCTCCTTATATTCGTCCACAAGTTCCTCTGTGGTACCTTCAAAGTCCTTACCTTCATGTCTTTTGTAGTAAGTCTTAAAAGCGTTATGTAGACCTGTATTTTTTAACAAGTCTTGGGTAGAATACTGTTCTTTTTCAGCATTTCCTTGGTTCAGGTAGCCTGCCTCAGCAAAGCTGTTATGAACATTATTTACTTCGATTTCCGATAACTTGTGGTCAGCTTTGTACTGACCTACAACGTTTTGGTCATCGTCTTTAAATTCATATAGATAATTCGCCATCGCAATGTCCAATTATTAATCAATAGGTGTAACTGTTACTGTAGTGGCGTTAGATTTAGGGTTTAAAGTTAAATCAATAGTACCTGAATTGTTGTTACTTGTACTATTTACTGTACCAGTTGTGTTACTACCAAATTTCTTTAGATAGCCACGAGATTCAGGAGGAAAACCACCGAGTTCATCGATTACTGAGTTGTACATATTCTCTCTAATATGTCGCAACACATTAGGAATATTCTTCAAATCAGTCAGAGGTAGATTTCGATATTCTTCAAATTTACCATCTGTAAAGTATTGTTGTAACAAAGCCTTGTCCTGCATTGCTGCAATAAACTTTGTTTGTAGTATTGTTTGTGCTTCTCTGAATTTTTGTTCTAGCATAGGTTTGGCAAATGCAAACGCGCCATCTAATCCTTCAGAAACAAAGAAGTCAGTCTTCAACGTATTATTCATTTCTTTGAAATTAAGGTCTGAATAAATGTTTCTAGAGTTAGTACTATATCTCCAACTAGCAGTACTTTTAAGAACTTCTAGGTCAGACATAGTTATCTCTAAGCCACCTATCTCCTTAATTTTACCTGTTGCTACATCAGTGATAAAATCATCAAGCTCAACTAAAGAATAATCCTCTAGTGCTTCATTCAATATAATACGTCTCTCCATCGTCATAGGACGTTCAATAGATACACGCCTTACCGCTGTATTTCTAATTTCTAGGATTTCAGCATCATTTAAGCTACTAAATTCAGCTCCATCAATTTCTAATTCACTAATATCTTGCCCATTATTGTAAGCATCCACAAACTTCTCAGTTAAGTTACGAGAGTCTATAGCTCTATTACGGGCTTCTCTTTGATATATTTTAGTATTAAGTGAATCTAGTTTCTCATAAGCTTGGGTTTCAAGCTCACGCGCCTGAAACTTCCAATAATTAGTATTCTCTAATGTACCAGAGCCTGCCTTAATATTAGGAACAGCCTCGGCAATCGCTTTTACTTCTATAGGGTTACGGCTAAACTTAATTAAATTAGATAGATAAGCAGCAGTAAATTGATTGATATTTGTGCCAGTATAAGATGAGTGGTTCTTAAATTTATCATCATTATGAACGTTTAGTGCATCAGAGATTGCTTTGGAGTCTGTTAGGTCAACACCTTCAAGTGTAGACTCAAGACTACCGTAGAAATTAACTTCTAACTGTTCTTGTACATACTTAAAGTTAGCTTGGTTGTGCGTGTTACGCATCTGGTTAGCATGGCTATCTAGAATACGTCTTAGTTCACCTTTAGAACCTACGCCCTCTAATACATCCTGCCTTGCCTCCATACCCTGAGCAACCATACCTGTGTACCAGTTACTAAAAGCTTTTGGAGATAGCTTCTTATAGGACTCAAAATTTTCATTAAAATTGTTTTGAATCTCATCCCTAATTTCTTTAGCAGCAGAGCGTCCTAATGCTTCATTATAGGCAAGTTTTACAGTTGGGTCAGAACGAACGTCCAATAAACCTTTTTCTCGTGCCTCAGCATAATTAATGAGACCATTACTTTGGAAATCAAATTCCATAGCTTTCTGAGCATCTAACTTAGCCTTTAGCTGTAGTTCTTTACGAGTAAAGTTAGTTACTTCAGGTGTTAACTGATTTAAAAATGTAGACAGTGAATTACGTTTAATATCTTGGTAGTCAGGTGCAACAGGGGCTGCAAATGTATCTACAGGTGTAATATTTGGTGTAATTCCTGAGCTTAGATTTAAATCTTCAACATTTAATCTTTTTTTCGCCATTATGTACCACTCCAGAAATCAAATGTAGGCATCTCAAATGTAGGCAAACTGAAATTAGAAATATCAGATGTGAAACTACTCATGTTCTCACCGAATGATGCAGTGCCATTACCAAAGCCACCATTAGCAGAACCATAAGCCATAGCTGCATTTGCTGCCGTCTTAACAATAGCTGCACCCAAGCTTGGTTTAGCCTTACGACCAGAGTCTGCTTGCATGATACGACCTTGTAACTTCGAGTAGAGACCTTCACGTTTGAACGCAAAAGCTGTACTGATGTCATCAATGGTTCGGTTTACATTTGTTTCATATTTGAGAAGTTCGTTCTCTTTATTAATAACATTCAAATCAATGGAGCGACCTTCGGCACCTGTCTCAGCATTGAGTACTTTCTGTTTCTCAATAGCCTTCTGAGCTAGGAGCTTGTCACTCATCTTCTTATCAGCAATAGCGTCTTGTTCTTGTCCCTCACGGGCATTCAACATACGGGCTTCGTTGTCACGACCCATAATAGCTGCTTCAATCTGAGCGTCTGCAACCTTGTTGCTATGTTTAGCAATTGCAGAATTTGTTTGATATTCTGAGATTCCTGAAACGATAGCTAATGCGGCGGGTATTATTGGGTTACACATTCATCTATCCTCACAAATTGGAAAAACGGCTTCTCGCCGTGTCCGTGTTTTTCTACGCGCTTGATGAACGTAAAACCTAAAAACTTGAGCCATTCGATTGCTCTCTGGTTGCGTACATCAACATAATTCATCAATAACGGGTATTTCTTGTTCTGTTCTTCCACCCATTTCTTGGACTGTTTTAAAAACGTCATAGAAATTTCAGGAATGCGGTCAGTACCCATTAACCAAGGGCATCCCGTTCCCTTGTGTGGGCTTGAGACACCAAAGATTCCTCCAACAGTACCGTCTGGCATGATGATTGAATTGCATTCAACAGAAACAGCAAAAGACCAAGACAGAGCCGAGTAATTGCTCATACCTAAAGAGGCATATAACTCGTCCTGGTCTTCCTTGCTTAAATGTTCTGCCACATACTTCACATCATCCAACTCTGTTGGTCTATAGTGTGCTTTCATTTATACTCTTTGTGACCTTATATTGTAGAAGCCTTCCCACTCTGCTGATTGAAATGCACAAGGCAGATGTGAGGAACTCTTAAGTTCTACTTCTAAGTTTTGACTATTTGCCATTACGTTAATTCTAAATGTACCATCCGTAATAGCGGGTTGGTTTAGTATGTTAGTAATCGAGCCTACCAACCGCCCAGTAAACTGGGTGAGGTACTTGTTACGATTAGCAGTGTTGACTGAACCATTAGGTCTAACTTCTGCTTCAAAGAAGCCTGTATCGTTGTAAACAACGTTCAAGTTTCTAATCTGCAAACGACCAAGGTTAATGGTATCTTCACCTGCCCTAACAACTTGTTCTGAGAAGACATAACGGAAGGCGTAAGGTATTCCTCCAAAGACACGATTACCTGCATCTAATTCGGATTGAATTTTACTGGTAGGAATTAATAATCCCTTATCCGTTACATAAGTTTCATTAGTATCACCCCAGAAGATTGGTTGTGTAAAACCAGAGCCAGGGTCAGTAATCTCTTCCCTGCGGTCTAGTAGTATTTCCCATCCACCTAAAGTGATGTCTACAGTTTCATCTGTAGATAATGTCATTCTTTCTAAGCAAATCTTACCATCTGGGTACTTAATAAGCATATTAATATCTGACTTATCAAAAGCGATGCTCAGTACATCGCCCCCAAATGTCCATTTACTCCAACTAGCTTGTAATTTCTCCTTACCTTGCCAGTAGTATCTGTAAACGTAGACTGAGGTAGGGTCATCATCAGTGATGGCTAGAATAGTATCTTCGTTAGAACTTGCTTCTAGCTTCGTAATTTCTCCCTCAATGTATTTAGGAATATGAGCAGTAATATCCGCAGCATCATTTGTTTCAGTATCTACGTCCACAAAGTACTCGCGTAAACCTGCCCACTTACCCCTCTTAACAGGGAAGAAGACATAACGACCTGCACCTACAGGTTTTGCTTTTAGTGATGCCTCAAACTGTGTTGATACATCAATCGTTACGGTATCTGGAGAAAGATAATCCGCAGCGTTTAGTTTAAATTGAGTTTGGTCTGAGAACAGCAACAATGACTCATTGAATGGTACAGCGTGTTTTAGGATTGATACTTGGTTATTAGAAACCGCTACATCAATCGGGTCACTGTCCAACGTTGTAAGAACTGTCTTACGGAAGAGATTGTACTCATCAAAAGCACCTGACTCCGATAGAATAATATTCTCATCATATAAGAAACCTAAGCGGTTCCTGTGGAAGAATATATCATTCAATGTAAGACCATCTTCAGCAAACACTGGGAATGGGTTAGTTTCATCATCACCACATTCACGTTCTGCCCAAGTGATTGGTTCAAACACGTAGGTAGTTGCACCTGTACGCCTCAATTGGTGAGGCATGGTTGTGTCGTCAAACTTGTATTTAATTCCAGGTTTAACTGTTTCTTTCCATACACCCTGTCCGACAGTACCAGTAGTTAATTGTACATAGTAATCGTCCTGACCCTTGGCATTATCTCCAGTAATACGAATGATAAAGCCATTAGCTCCGTCTGGTGGCAACTTCTTAAAGTCTAGCGTTTCATCTTTAAATGCTAGTAAGTTGGTATTACCACGAGAGTCTTCCGCAATGACCTCAAACTCAGTAGTAGAGTAAAGGTGAATAACGTTGTTATAACGTGTTTTATTAACACCAGAAGGTAAACTAATACCCATCAACTGATTTGCAATATTATCAGTTTTGATACTAGCTTCAGCAGCTTGTGTGTCAGCAGTAGCTGTGTTGGTAGAATAACCTGTAGTATATGTCTGTGTTGAATATGAACCACCTGGGCGGCGCACCTTCAACGTATAATCTGTTCTATAATCTCCCTGCTTAACATAAACGAGAGCCTCGTAAGTACGATTAGCGGCTTGCAGTGGAGTAGTAGCAGAGTTAATTGCTACAGTTTTCTTCTTATTTAGTATATATGTAACATCTGCTACGGTTACGGCTGATAAATCTTCAGCAGGGTTGGTAGCAGCGTTTAAATAGGTTGTAGAACCAGTAACTGTTAAAGCGTTACCGTCTTTATCTATTAGTTTTAAATTTGCAGTACCTGAGTTGTTCGTGACAACTAAAGTATTTAGGGTATCAGCATCTCTACGTGAAGTATGTATAAACGCAGAAGCAACGTTAAGACCACTAAGGCTAGTAAGCTCTGCAATATGTTTAGTACAAGGTCGTTTAACTAGACCCGCAACAACACTAGATAAAGCATTTTCTTGTAATTCTGCCTGAGTCCTTAGACGTAATGATGGTGGCTGTTGAGATACCCCGTTAATCATGTTTGGAATAGACCCATTAATTAAAGGCATCAGTACACTCTCTTAGTTCCTATACGGTCAAACACTCTAAAAACGTCATAGTTATTAGCGATGTTGTAATCCGCAGTTTCGTTCTCAAAATCTCTTAATTGCATAAGAGCTTCCATTTCATCATTCTGATTGAATGTATGTAAATCTCCAGAGCCAACAACTTGGTCTTGAAGGATACGGGCAGCCTTAACAGCAATGTAGCGTCTTGCTACAGCGGGGATGTCCGCAAAATCTAATTCATAAACAACATCTAATTTAATTGCTTTACCGATGTTGAAAGTATGGTTTGTTAAATCGTACATTTTACCACCACGCTGAGTTAAATCGAACTCAGTGTTGTGTTCTACCATCGCATCTGCGCGGATGGTGTTTGCAGCAAGAACAATCTCGCCACTATTAGTTGGGTCAATCTGAACATCTTTTTCACGATTGAAATGCCAACCCTCTGCTTGAACAGAGCGGTTAATTTGATTCAGAATAGTCTCAGCAGTCTCCGCCTCAACCAATCCAGAAGAAAGTCGGTTTACAGGAGCCTCACCAATTGCTGAGAGCATAATATTGACAGCTTCTAGCTTGGTATTTGGAGTCATAATTATTTCCTAAAAAAAAGGAGACCCCCGAAGGAGTCCCCTATAATTACTGATTAAACAGCGTTTAGTGAAATTGCACACGCAGGACGTAGGATGTTATGACCCATAGCATACTTAGCAACCATCAATGTACCTTGACGGTCGATTTGATACTCGGATTCAACACCTAAATCCATAAGCTTAACTGTAGCAGCGGCATCAGCAGTAAAGATGAGACCACGTAGTTTAGAGAAGTTAGACTTATATGCACCCGCACGTGAAGTTGGGTCAGGAGTTAAACCAGTTGTAGATTCATCAGTCTGTGGAATGTGGTTAGACATAAAGATGCTAACACCACCAACTTGAGGAACAACACCTGCTGATACTGAACCAGAACCACCAATGTCTTTGTTCAACCATGTAGCTGAAGTAACGTCAGTAGCATTAAGAAGAGCGTAGTACTGAGCAGGTGGTAATACACATACCTTGTCGCCAGTTACGTCTTTCTTATCAAACTCTTCAAGAGCGTCATAAATTGCTGCAACAATCTTTGCACCATTTGTAGCGTCTGCTGTTACTGTACCGATTGTAATGTTTGAAGTATAGATTTCATCATTAAATGCAGTACCGAAAGCTGCTGCTGCTTTAGTTGCGTTATCAATTGCCGCTGATTTAGCAAGAATACGAGCAACGTTCTTATCCGCTGTGTTAGCAAGAGCATAACCTGCTTCTTTAGCGTAAATTGAACGAACATCGTAGTGGTTCATTGCTTCATCAATGTTTGCGATGAACTGGCTAGAGATTAGCAAGTCATCTACAGTTACAACACGCTCACCATGCTTAACAGCATCTGCTTCAATTAATGAACCAGGAGTGTGGTATTTTGCAACCGCAGCACCAGTTAATGGGAATTGTGCAGATTTACCGTTCTGAATAGTACGAGTACGGTGTAGAGGCATAAATACGTTACGCTCTTCAAAAGCTGTAAGTACTTCGCCTGCGTATAGTTTCAAAAACAGGGAACGAGCGTCACCTGTTGCGTTTTGTTGCCCTAAACGGGAAACTGTTTGGTCTGTTGGAAAAGCCATAATTAATTACCTTTTAGTAAAGTTAAGTTGAGTTAAATTCTACTCAGCATATCCTCACATCCTTTTCTCTAAGATTGTCCTCCGCAGAGGGTCAAAGGTAATCATTCAGTTTGTTATTGCTTCGTAATTTTCTAAGTTAAGGGAGCCGAAGCTCCCCTAAAAGTAGACACTTAGAACACTTTGGAACGAGATAGCTTGTCAGCTACCGATTTCCGATATGCGGGGTCGTTGTTGTATCTGGGGTCACGCATGGCAGCAGTTAGTTCTGCTACGCTTTGGAACGCCCCGCTTGAAGATGAGGCATTATCACCTTGTACAAGTTGTGGTTCATTGCCCACTTCAGAACGATACCTTGCGACCAATCCACTAACAGCAAATTGTGCTAGAGATAAATCACCAGACTCCACATTAGCGTTATACGCATCAATCTCTGACTCAGAAAGGTTTTCAGAAGCCCACTGGACTAAACCAGAATATTGCTCCTCTCCACCTGCCATATCATAGATTTGATTTGTAGTTTTTGATGCAAGTGCTTCTTGACCTGCAATCCAACTGTCTACGAGTTCTCGGTTAAAACCTTTCTCTTCTAATGCGTTATAAGCATCAGGGGAAAGTTCACCAGTTTCAGCATATTCATCTTGGAATACGTTAAAATCCAAACCTACATTATCTAAAGCCTGAGCTACTTGTGATGCCTCAGCATCGTCCGTATTGTCATATTCTTTAGGTTCTTTGGTTTGTTCTTCTTGTTGCTGTTGACCTAGTTTCTGCTCAAGCTCTGCATAAGCATTAGCCATGTCTTCAGCGTTTTTAAATTTTTCAGGCAACCATTCTGGTCGCTCAGGGCTTGCGGATTGTTCTAGTTGCTCACCCTTTTCAAGCATAGCTTGTTCGTGCGCCTCATCAGGTGCCTGTTCTTCAAATGTGTTCAAAGTTTCTGCCATATTTTATTATCCCTGTTGGGATTCCTGTTGTTGCATCGCCATCTGTTTCATCATTTCAGGCGTTGCTTTTGTTGCCATATCTTGAGCAGTTTGCATCATTTGGGCTGCTTGCTGTTCTTGAGTTGCAGCTTCAGCTTCTTGAGCCTTTTGCTCATCCGATTTGATAAGACCATTGGTGTCAATTCCCAGACTTGCACCGAGACGGTCTATATAATCACCTACGTTCATTTCGGACTGAATTAACTCAGCACCTAATGGCTGTAGGTATTGTAAGAAAGTTGCTAACTTGTTTAAGTCCTGACCACGACCAAGAGCTTCAAGACCAGTAACCACAGTAGGCTTAACTGTATCTTTAGGCATCTTAGGCATCTTGCCAGTACTCTCTAATCTAGAAAGCAATATCTTAATCAATGGTTGTTGGAACTCCTGACTTAGAATTGAATATACACCGCCAAGGGCTGTTTCTAATTCTTGAGCCATGAAGCGAACTTCTTCTGCTGTTACACGCTCTGCTTGTCGCTGAACGGATGAATTTAGTAAGAAAGCAAAAGATAAACGTTCTTGAATGTTTTGCGCTGTAGCTAATGCTACTTGGAAGTCACCTGACTTTTGTACTTGCAACGTAGTCACATCAGCAGCATCACCATTAACAATAGCTCCGTTAGGAGACTCTGCTAATGCACGAGCTTTAGTTGTGCCGTTTGGTCGTACTAAGAAGAGTACTTTTGCAGCAGCCGCAGAACCTTCTACGATTGCTTGAGTAAGACCCTCCAGTGACTTTAAATCACCAATATAATCTTCTACATATCCTCTACCGTAATCCTCACCATCAATGCGGGAGAAACGTAAAGGAATAAATGGGTTTTTATCTTTTGGAAAAGTACCATTACTACCTGGTACATCCATACCAGATACTTCTTGGTGTACATCCCATTTGTTATCAATAAGTTTTATACAAGTATATAGGTCGAGATTCTTGTTTACAGGTTCGTCTGACCCCTCCGATTTCAATAACATCTGAGCTTCTTCAGGAAGCATTTTCGGTGAGATAGACTCTTTAGTAATAATCTCTAATAGATTGCCCATAGCGTCACGTTTGACTACGTAACGGTCTAGACGAAATACCTTCATACCTCCTTTTTTCGGGAGGTAAACAAGCGAGTTACCTGATACAATAAGTTGCTTTAAAGCTTCAAATACAGGTACGCGGATGGCTGTTGCTTCAATCTCTTGAAGGGCAGCTCTTTCGATGCGACCTAAAGCCTCTTCTACCTTACCACGAGCATCTCCTGCTCCAATCTCAGCAAGGTCGAAATCGTCAATCATAAGACGAAAGAAAGGACTGTTAGGTGGGAGTAATGTTAGTAACAACTTACTCGCTAAATTATTTACACCTCTAGCCCCTACGCCTTGGAATGGGGTCTTATAAATAGTTGACCCCGTATGTCCATCTGGTGGCATAAGGTGAGGGATAGTTAGTTCGGCTGCATCTCTCGCTCTTTGAAGGAATGTGTCACGGTCAGCTTCTAACTGAGCGTACCTTGAGGCTGCGTAGCCTTGCCCTTCAAGCATTGCCATAATTTACTACCTTTATTTTGGAACGTTAACTGAACCACTCTTAGAACCTCCAGTACCTACGCCTGAAGCACCAGAAATACCTACACCTTGGTTAGTTCCAAGACGAAGCTTACGCTTTCCTCCGCGTCTACGCTTGAGGTTTACCGCTGCTTGGTTTTCGGTGGATGTTTGTTCAATTTGAGTTTGTGGTGTTTTAGCCGTTGAAGACCCTGGAGCTGATGCCGCTGTTGAAGGCGGTGCAGGTTGCTCAATAGGCTTAGGCTTCGGTGGGCTAACAACGTTTTTAACTGTTTTTACTATTTTTTTAGGTATTGATATTACCTTTTTTACTATTTTTTTTGGACTACCGCACATATTAACTACCCTTAATTTGTAAACCAGTACCCGATGTCTTTC